CACAGCTCAATGAACGAACCGTCTTCCGTTTGCTCCAAAATTGCGGGTCCAAGATACATTTGGCCGCAGTACGCGCAAGTCCCAAGCTGGTCCTCAGTCGTGTGTTTTGAGCAGAAGTCTTTATCAAGGTCGATTCTCATTCGGAGAAGCTGACATACAAGATTCTCAGGGTCGGCCAGGGCGCAAGTTCTACAAAATTTTTGAGTATTCATAGACTTGTACTCTCCTTTTATTTCTGTTAAAATTTTTCGGCATTTTTAGAGTTTGTCAATTTTTCGTGACGGAACGAAAATTGACGGCACCGTTAGGAAACTCTGCAATATACATACAATGATGGATTAGGATATTTTGCTATGATGTCGGGTATTGCAGCGAGGATTTTTGCAAAGTCTTCGAAAGGCAATGCGATTTCATCGGTATTCATCTCGTCAGACTCGCCGCAATCACAACCATACTGCTTTACACCGACAAAGTAATCTCCGCCGTAACCATAACAGTCGGTCTGAATGCCGTATTCATCTTTGATTTCGTCGGGGAGTTCATCATATCGTCCCTGCTTTAGTTTCCAACCGTAAACAATACCTGCTGAATAATCTACTGACATATTATCTACCATCCTTTTACTTTATATATATATTATAACATATATTTTTAATAAAATCAATTTGCGGACTGTTTTGTTAAAATTTTGTACATCTTGATTGAACTACAGTAATAAATTGTTAAAAAATTGTACATCTATGTGTTTTGTTAAAATTTTGTACATCTTAATAACTGTTAAAAAAATGTGTTAATTTTTTGTACATCTTGATGAAGTGTTAAAATTTTAGACATCTTGATATTGGGTAACTTTTGTTAACCCATTAACAACTTTGTTCATATATTATGTATGGCAAAGGAGGAATAGTTGCATGCTTGAAATGAAAAGGGACTCTCGTCAGGTCCCAAAGGTAAAACAGATTTGTGCTGATAAGAGATATTATGACATTCTCTATGCTCACCTTCAGTGCATCTCTTCTTATGACGAAAAGACTGGTGAGAGAACTGTTGGGAAGAAAGAGATTAACTTCTCAAAGTTAGCTGCCATGTTTAATATGAGCCGTCAGACAGTTTCCAAGAAGTTTAACAATCTCGTAGATTTAGGGCTCGTCACGAAGAAAGACGAGAATTCGTTCTTAATTCTACCTTTGGCGAATGATATCGCTTCACTCGTGCCATATAAGACTTTGAAACTGATTACTGATACATTGAGTGAGCACAGTATTAATACATATGTGTATCTATTCAATAGATACTATGCAACTGGTTGTAAAGCATTCCAGTTCACATTGGCTCAAGTGAAAGAGAATATTGGAATTTGTTCTACAACAAGAAGTAATGATGATACTATTACAAATATTCTTTATGTATTGGAGAAATTAGGACTGATTAAATACCATATGACTACAAAGGAACAGGACGATACTTCATTTAAGAATATTAAGACAATCTATGAATTAGAATGGCTTACAAATGAGATTTGTTAAAATTTTGTACATCTAAATAAAGTGTTAAAAATTTTCGGCAATAGTTGTTAAAAATTTTCGGCAAAATCGGCATTTTTGTTAAAAAAATAGTATCCTATTAAATAATAATAGAGAGTGGCTCAATAGTGGGGAAGGATTAAAAATCCTTCGGTCCTTCGGACCTCAGGCTTTTATAATCCTTCCTTAGCGAGCTCGTTTCGCGTGGGAGGATCGGCGATGCAAGTTAAGTTTAAATGGGGAACAAAGGAACAGATTTTAGACCTTATGAAAGTAAGACCAAGTATTACTGAAGCCGAGGTATACTTTGATAAGGAAGATGGTAGCCTTTATGTTGTATCTTTCAAAAGGAAAAATGAAAATCCTGTCGGATTTTCCACAAAAACTTCGTTCGAAGATTATATATATCAACAGTTAAATGAAATTGAAAACTGAATTGAAAAATCGGTTTGATTTTCAAATGAAAATATGATATAATATAAGTAAAGAAATAGAAAAATGAATTGAAAATCCCGACGGGATTTGAAAAATGAAATGAAAAAACGAAAGGAAAAATGAGATGGAACATATTGGTAAGTATAAGGGATATAATGTATATAAGACTCCAAAGAGTGAGATGAAGAAAGACCAGGAAAGAGGAGTGCTTTACGCAGTTGCTGAGACTGGTGAACTGATTCTCAATGGAGAAGTTGTTGGTAAGGTGGCGTTTGCGTCTGGTTCCGTTACTGAGTATGATGACCACAAGTGTTATGCTTATAAGTACTCTGCCGCAAGGGAAGAGGTCAAGACTTATAAATATGAAGATAACGTGCCGGTAAGTAAGCCTGGTAGGGGCAAGCGCAGAGAAGTTGCAGTTGATGATGTGTTGAAAAGCACGGTTGTTGACCCCACAGATTTGGATAAGATGATTAACGATTTCATCATTGCCGCACGTAATATGGAGATTGCCGACTTAGTTGGTGAGTTTAAGGCCGAGGGTTAAACCTCGGCTTTTTTCTTTTGCTCTTGGTTATGAATGATGGAAATCCAGTGAAGGTGGTGGCCGATCGGCCCGCGACATGCTGATCAAAATTCCATCGTCACCGTCTTCGTTATCCTGTGTGTTTAAGAATTTAAACGCACATATAACATAAAAAGGCCCTCTCCATTTCTGGAGAGAGCCTCTTCTTTTTTGCCTCTTGGGCTATGTTCTTGTTCAGTCTACAGAGCAAATTTTTAGTCCAGTGAGGACGACTTCACCTTAAGCCAAACCGTTGGCTTTTAGAAATGCTCCAAGCGCATCTACATTAGGCTCAATCTTGCCAGTCGCTACTCGCTCCTGGGAATTGTGCGCAACCACCTTATCTGCGTGGTCCATGATACCCTTAAGCATCTTTTCAAATTCCTTGAGCTTGCGCACCTCGGCATCAAGCTGCTCGAAAGCGGCGTCAATCATCTCAACGATTTCAGCTGCATCGATCTCCTGGTCTGCAATTGCTTCGGCTACAGCAGTACCAGCGTGAAACTCGAGGATGTAGTCCTTGATGAGCGCGCCAATTTCCTCAATATACTCGGCCTTTGCCTTTGCAGTGCTTGCCTTCTCCTGTTCAGCAGCGAACTCGGCATTCGCTGCGTTGAGTGCGTCTACCAGCTCCTGGGCAATAACATCTGCGCTCTCACCAGCCTGCAGTCTGGCAAGAATATCTTTCTGATTTACCATAGGTAATTACCTCTCTTTCATATCTTATGTATATATTATACCATATTTTTTTATAAAAATCAAATGCGGTCGGGCCTCGTCCCGATCGGTAATGATTCCTTTTTTTATATTATATCATATTTAATTCAAAATGTCAAATTTTTCTCGGGCTGAACACAAACTCGTGAGAAGGTGTAAACGCGACGATATGAGCCCGAAACCAGGCATTTTGAATTAAGATTTTGCGGCCAGACTGTCGCATATGTGCGAACCGATCGGGAAAACGAGAACCGATCGGCGGCCGGGTTTTACGGGAAATTGAATGCATATGGAAGGGCCGCATTTTCCACCGAAAAAATCGCATATGGGGGTACCGATCGGAAATTCGGTACCTGGCCTTCGTCCAGGGCCCGCTCTACCTACTATTATTATACCACACCCGGGCGCACTTGTCAAGTGTTTTTTGAACGAAAAATAAAAAAATCCGAGGCTTTTACACCTCGGATGCAGGGGAATAAAAGGAATGGTTTTCACAGCAGTTACAGCAAGCCACCTTGTCGGTCGTATCTTGGTCGGCATTGTGGCAAGTAGAACAACCTCGGCACTCATCGTGACAGATGTAATCATCATCGGGGTCCCAGAAGACAGCGAAGTCGTCGCACTCATTCATAGGGTCATCCAGTGTACACTGGCAGGGGATGGGACTGTCGCTGTAGTAAGGACAGTCCCAACCATTCACAGGGCAGTGGATGTGAGCCATTACTGCTCACCCCCACAAATCGCCATGATGTTCGCCATCACTTCCATCATAGCCAGACCTGCTTCGATTTCCTGCTTTTCGCCATAGGAAATGTGGTCAATGGCAACCTCGTCGCCCATGACAGTCATGCCCATTGCGTAGCGGATTTCGCCAGTTGCATCATTCACAAACACAACTTCCTTGTCACCATGGTCAGCCATAACCTCAGCCAGCATTGCAATCATCTCAGAAATCTTCATCATAGTATCTACCTCTTTCTTTCTTTGTTTTGTTGTATTTATTATAACATACTTTGTGGGATTTGTCAAGCATTTTTTTGAAATTCCCAAAACTTTTGTTGCCATTCTTCCCACATTGGAATGAGCATTTCTTCATCTCGGGGGTGCATTTCGCAGTGGTAAACCAGTGCACCATAGGCTTGCGCCTCGAACACGCTCGCAGAAACAGGTCGCTGTTCAGCAAGTCGTAATCGTGATAGTACAAACTTCGTAACTTGTTTCATTTTGTTTCCCTCACTTTCTATACATAGTATACACCATTTCGGGAGAAATGTCAACAGGTAATTTTGCACAATTTTCGCTCCAAAACTTTGTGGAATCTGCTAATTGACGAAATCCCGGCCCGCCGCAGGCGAAAACGGCCGGTTTTTGTGCAAAATGACGAAAAAATCGCCCTTTTGGGGCGATTTTTCTACTTTTTCGGCTTTCTTTTCTGCACAAGGGTCAGTTCATAGTCATTTTCACCAACTTTGAAGGCGATTTGGCGCTCTTTATTGGTAATTTCGACCATTTCGTAGCCTTTTTCGCTCAAAAATGCCGAAATTTCTGCAATTATCTGCGATTTTGTCGCATTTTCCTTGCGAACTGGCGCTTTTCGTGGGGTTTTTACAGTTTTTTCGCCCACATTTGCGTACTTCTTGGCGGCTTTCTCTTCTTCTTTGGAAAGGTCGAAGGACATTCGCTCGCCCCTGTCGATTGCCTTATCGTCTGCGATGACTTGCAGAGCCTCTTCTTCGCTAATACCCAAATTTTTCATCAGCTTTGCAACCTGTTCTGTCATAGTTATCAACTCCTTTACTGTACCCTTATTATAGCACAGTTAAGGCTATCTGTCAAGGGGTTTTGCAAAATTTTTTTTCTACCGCCCCTTTAGGGGAGGGGGCATTTCTGCCCCCTTGGGGAGTTAGGCTACTTTGGAGAAGTAAGCCTTTCTCTTTTCCTCTGTTCTCTCAACAGAGCCATCAGTTACCAACTGTCTGACAAGGGCAGACACTCTCTGATTGGACAACTCTGCACACGCAGGCACAGACTTCATCAAATCAGTGATAGTGTACTTCTTGCCGACTTCCATACCTTCAAGGATTTCAGCCTTGATGCCTTCGTTGGCAACCTGTACAGCAGTAGGTTTCTTTTCAGCAGAGTTTTTCTTTGCGAGCAACTCCAACTCGTGGTCGATGAAGGCAATCTCATCAGCATTGAGATTGTAGTTTGCCTTAATCTGTTCGAACATTTCTCTCTTAGTCATCTTCTTAGTATTAGCCATAGTATCAATTCCTTTCTGGTTTGTTGGGTTTTCCTTCCCTTTGATGATTTAATTATATCATAGGTTGAGCGATTTGTCAAGAGGTTTTTTGAAGTTTTTTATTTTTTTTTCTCAACTCTCTGTTGACTTCTCTCTTCCTTTGATGTATTCATTATAGCACATCTTGGAGGGTTTGTCAAGAGGTTTTTTGAAATTTCTTAAAAACTTTTTTGACCTCTATCAGCTTGGCTCTCCCTTACTGACAATAATAGTATACCACAGACCAAGAGAAAATACAAGTGTCAAAATGCACAAATTTTGGGAAAATTATTTTTTATTTTTTGTGCAACTTTTCTCTTGACAAAATTTGCGGCCGGTGGTATAATGGAAAATTCCGGTCACGCTGGCCGTGACCGGGCCGGCGCCTTGTGCAAAATGCACAAAACCCCTAGGGGAGCGAATCACCCCAGGGGTCAAGTGAAAATTGAGAGAGGGGAGGGAGGGGCTTGCGCCCCTTGCCCTTAGTCCACCTTGGAGAAGTAAGCCTTGCGCTTCTCCTCAGTGCGCTCCACAGAACCCTCAGTAACCAGCTGGCGCACCAGTGCGCTCACTCGCTGATTGGAGAGGTCAGCGCACGCATCGACACTCTTCATGAGGTCAGTAATGGTGTACTTCTTGCCACTCTCCATGGCTTCGAGGATGTCAGCCTTGATACCCTCATTTGCGACCTGAACCGCAGTCGGCTTCTTCTCTGCGGAGTTCTTCTTTGCCAGAAGCTCCAGCTCATGCTCAACGAAAGCCTTTTCGTCAGCAGTGAGGTTGTAGTTTGCCATAATCTGGCGGAAGTAGTCAGCCTTAGTCATCTTCTTAACATTTGCCATAGTATCGTCTCCATTTCTCGCTATTGGTTGCGACCCTTTTTGAAGTTTCGTTCCTCTCTTGGAACATCTTAATTATACCACATGGGGTTTGATTTGTCAAGAGGTTTTCGAAAAAAATTCGCGACTTTTTTTCTTATCTTCGCTACTCGCCCACTTCTCAGCCTTGTTGCTGGCCCAGCCCTAAGTCTACCCTCACCACGCAATCGCTTTGCCACGCTCTGTGGGGGCTACTGGGATTCGTGTATCCTTTGGGTTTCAGTTCGCTTCGTGTCTGTTTCCACTGTCCTTGGTGGCTTTCGCTGTCAAGGTTCCCCTCTTGACTGTAATCATTATACCACACTTTGCGGTATTTGTCAAGACCTTTTTTCAAGATTCTTGACTTTTTTGTGAGGTATTGTATCGCGCATAATCCCCTATTACTTCAACCTCTGGGGCACTGGTTCACACTTGTATACCGCAAACGCGAACACCTTGCGGTCAGAAGCAAGAGCCTTGGCTCAAGGGGGAAGTCTTACATCGCTCTCGTGGGCTTCCCTCTTCGGGTCGCTTCCCTTAACTTCTGTATTTATTATAGCACACTCGGCGCTATTTGTCAAGAGGTTTTTTAACTTTTTTCAAGATTTTTTCTTGGGGCGAAGCACCTACCGCTTTGGGAGTTTACTAACCCTTGCCCTCCTGACATTATTAAGTATACACCATCTCGCCCCAAATGTCAAGCATTTTGGGAAAAATAAAAAAATAATTATTTTCGCATTTTCTCTTGACAAAAATGCCGGGGTATGTTATAATGGTAAATTCCGCGCGCATCGTTCGTGCGCGCGGCGCTGAAATCTCAAACAAAAAAGCGAGGGATTAACCCTCGCATTCCTCGTTGCGGTCTTCAATTCGTTCCTTGATTGCCTGAATAGTAGTACCAATCAACAGACCAAGCATCTGCACACACAGACAGCCAACAACACCAACGAGCACCCAACCGATGTGGTCAGGAATCTGACAGATAAGTTCTAACATAGTATCAACCTCTTTCCTTAATTTCTGTATTCATTATACCATGGGGAAGGGCTTTTGTCAAGCCCCTTTCCCACTATTTTTGAAAACTTTTTTCAAGTCCATTTCCTTGCGTGTTCTCTGGGGGATTCTCCAACACGCAGGGGAAATTTTAGTTTCAAGCTTTCTGTGCATTGCGTAACACTTTGCGAGAATTTCAACTTCAATTCTCACATCCTCAAGTCCTGTGTGACTTTCCACAAAATCAACTTGCTTTTTCAGAAACTTGTAACAAGCCTCAGCACTTGTCTGAATGTTGTCGCTTTCGCTAACTAAACCATTCTGTAAAGCAAATTTTACATAGGAAACTTGATTGAGAACCACTTGACAAGCCATGTTCCAAATGCAAATGTAATCAGTTCCCCAAGGGAAGAACCAACGCCAGCGAGATTGAGAACAATAGCGAATTGTGTTATTCAATGCTCTCTTGTCAAAACCCATGTTGTAAGCACCCACTTTGCGAATGGAATACTTTTTCATGTCCTCATGGATTTGCTTGCGAATGTTGAAAATGCTTTTCAGTGTTCTCTTGCCCTCTTTGATGTCATCCCAATACTGGGGAATCTTGTCGGCAAAGTAAGCACTCTGCATTAGGTCTTTGTGGTCAAGGAACATTTCAGAAACCACAAAACTTCTTTCAAGGTAAATCTTACCTTGTCTGTCACAGATTGCATAGCCAATGTCATAGCACAAAGGCTGTTCAATGCTGTTTGCTGTTTCGGTGTCGATGATTAAAAATAATTCTTTCTTGCGAGCCATGGGTATCAAATCCTTTCGTATCAACTGTAATTATTATAGCACTTTCGTTTTGATTTGTCAATAGGTTTTTGAAAAATATTTTGCGCCCGGGCGAAAAGTTGACCCATTAAAGGGTCTTGCTTTCGCTCACAAAATACTTCACTTCGTACTGTGCGAGAATGTCACGCACCTTTGCACTCTCTTTCTGTGTTGCACAGTAGAAATTGAAAAGGGTGTATTTTCCAACATTTTCCACATAGTTGTGGGGAATGTCACGCAAGTCAAAATGTACTGCGTCAGTCCATTCGTGGGGAACAGTTGCTTCAACTTTCCAAAGTTTGTCCTTGCGTGCCTTTTCTTCGCACCACTTAACAACATACACACCAACAAGGTTGCACAGAGCCACAATGCCAGCCTTTAAGTAAAGGTCAAGTTCACACATTAAGTAAACAGTGACGATTGTGTAAAGACCAAAAGCAACAGCATTTACGATTGCGGCGACCCCTTTACCGCACTTCACAGTGGCGATACTTTTCACTGTCTGAATGATAACATTCAGAATGTTGAGAATGATAAATGTAATAAGTAACTGTGTATTCATAGCGTTTACCTCTTTCGTTTCTTTCTGTAATTATTATAGCACATCAATGCTCGTTTGTCAATACCTTTTTTTCACTTTTTATCATATTTTTTGTAAAAGCATCGGAGAACTCATCCCCATACTCATCGCTGACAAGATAGGCGAGGTATTCCATTACAGTGCTCACCCCATACATGAAATGCTCATTGCCATTCTTTGCATCGTACCGACCGCAGAACAGACCGCATTCTGTCATTCCGTCAACTACCTTTTCGATTACTTTCTTTTCCTCTTGGTTCAGTTCTAACATCGTTCTATCCCTCCTGACATTATTAGTATACCACGTTTCGGGAGATTTTGCAATAGGCAATTTGCACAAATTTTCGCCCGCATTTTTGTTGAAATTAACTATTGACAGGAACACCGGCCCGCGCACTTGTGCACGGGCGG